AATTGAATTACAGTTGTTTGCAAAAGTAGACAGATTGGTACATCTTGTTAGTGTACAAATATGGCGACTACGATACTTGGCTCCGTTTTCTGCTATTGATTTAGGCTTGCTGACGAATAGCTTGCCTTCACTATCACCTTTCGCTTTCGCTTTGTTTGTCGCTGCCTTCTGCGCTGAAGACAGAGCAGACCATGCTGCTTTCGGTAAATAACGACGCTTACCCTCCGATGGCTTACCAGAAGAGGTCGTCCAATCTTGCTTTGTCCATTTAGACAAGCTTGTTTCTTTCTTTGGTCCCTTGTAATCGCCACCAGACTTCTTGTACTGCTGAACAGCTAGCTGAGCCTTTCTTGCAGACCACTCCCCAGCATCTCCCCCCTTGGAGCTAGCCTTCACCGATGCAACAATGCGCTTCCATAGAGAAGGGTTTGACTTAGTGGCTACCTTACCGCCCTCTGCGTACTTTTTTTCATTCTTTGATTCATAAACCGTTTTTGCGTCACTAGACACTTGGGACACTTTAAGTGCTTTATTGGCATTTTTTGCAAAATTAGATAATTGTGTATCGCCTTTCAGGCCAACTTTTCCTCTAAATGGCCTAGCTAATGACAATCCAGCTTGGATTAAGTCTTCTTTAGCTTTTGGTTTATTCCCGTCAGCGTAATATCTGGCAGCTGTATAAGCGTCTCCAACAGCTGAACCTATTGCTGCATATGGGCCAACGTATGGTAAATTAGAGGCAATGGCTAATGCCGCTTTTGTTTGTTTTACAGCATCGCTAGGTTCGTACCTCTTTGAAGAATTCTTATAGGGGACTGGTTTTGCTTTTAGATTAGGCGTTGTCAAATTAGCTATGGAGCCGCCCTCCGCATACTTCTTCAGCCCTCTGGTATACTCCTGAGACTTTGGTGGCATCTTCTTGTCAGCTCCTTCGCCTCCCCAGAAAGCCTTATCCGCCCAATAGGCTGCGCTCATTTTCCCCTTGGCGATGTTCTTGGCGTGTCTTGATTTAAAGCCCTTACGAGCCTCTGGGCTGTAATTGTGGCCCATGTTCTGGTCCCCAAAGCGGATAAGCTTCACCCTATCACCCTCCTTCGCAAGGACAATGCCCTTCTTTGTTGGGTGGCTCGGTGTTTTCTTGGGTTTGTTAACCCCAGCTAAACCGTGCTTCTTAATAAGATTTTTGATACGCTGTTCCATCGATTGGGTCGGTTACAAAGTACTCGTGAAGGTTCTTGATGCTATCCTTGAGGTGTTTGTTCTCCTTTTCAAGCTGTTTCAACCGTGCGCTAGGTTTCTTCGTATAAACGACTTGCTTGCTATCTAGCTCGTGAATCACATGGTCAAGCTTTACTGCGATGCTGTCAGCCACGGAAAGGCTTGAGTCAAGCATTTTCGCTTCCTTCTGCTTGGCTATGATTCGCTCGTCATAGCATGAATTAGCAGTGAACGACAAACAGATGGTTAAGAAGATACGCTTCATTATTGTTGATTTATGGATTCTAACTTAGTCAAAGCCCTAACAAGCAAGCTATCGCTAACCCTTAAACGATACTCAAGAGCTTGAACTTTTAGCTCAAGAGCCTCCACCTTGTTCCCGCAATTAACGATTTGCTGCTGATAGTTCGTCTTATTGTCGAGGTATAGATACCCGACACATATAATCGTAAAGAACAACATCCCAGCGATGGGTTCTTTTGTGAACTTTTCAATAACTCCTAAGAGGTCTTTAAACATAGAGTGGTATTTTATATGCCGTGCCGTTTATATTTATTGAAAGCCAAGCGTTTACAACTGACGTATTTGCTGGAGGTGTTGCTGTAGTCTGTCCATCCAATCTAACAGAACCGCTTACATGAAATGGGACAGATGGTGATACGTTAATCCCAAGATGGCCTGAAGCGTTAAAAATAGCCCCGCTAGCTGGTCCTACAATCAACCCACCGCTAACGAGAACGCTTGTTCCAGATGGGATGACCGTGTTAACGACTAATGAGTTTATGCTACCAGAGGTTGAGTCTATAGAATTAGCTGTAACTCCACTTGCAGTAAGACCACTAGCTGAAATGTTTGTGCTATTAACTGAATTAGCTGTAATCCCGCTAGCGGTAATTCCACTAGTGGTTACACTCACGGATGCCGTAATCCCTGATGCTGTGATACCGCTTGCAGAAATCGTTGTCGCACTAACCGTTGATGCCGTAATTCCAGTCGCTACTACGTTTGTGGAATTAACAGTCGTAGAGCTGACGGTTGTAATATTAGCCGTTGTGCTTGATACGCTGGTTGCGCTAACAGTCGTCGCAACAACTGGGCCACTGAATGCAGAAGAGCCACTTACATGGAAACGATGCGTTGTACCAGAAAGGCCAACAGCTACATTCCCGCTACCGTCAACAGTAACGCTTGCCGATGGGTTATAGTTCCCATTAGGAGCGTTAGCGATGACAAACTTATTAGTTCCTAATGTTAATGTATGACCAGATGATGGTTCGTCAAAGTTAAAGTCAAGAATATTTAAGTTGTGCGTATTGTCATCAATATAAAATCTAGCTGTACTGACATGAATATCAAATCCTTGTGAGTGGCCTCCTCCACTAATATCCCTTAATCGAAGTCGTGGATTTACTTTCCGTATGGTAATATTTCCCGATGTGTCAATACCCCCAACCACATTCATATCCCCGTCAAAATTGCTATTCCCACTAACAAGAAGCCTATCGGTAGCATTACCAGATGCACCTATTGATACATTGCCCGAAGAATTGATTCTTAGGCGTTCCGTTGGCCCAGAAGTGCCACCATCGCTCTTTGTATAGAATTGGAGATTTGCGTCTCCACTGGTATTAACAGAAACAGCTTCTATTAAAGCTTTTATGCCTTGATTGCCTGAGTCGTTTGAAACAAACTCAATCTGCCCGATTGATTGAAATTGTATAGGACTTGTATCCGTGTCTCTCAACCTAATCAATGGTATAATACCAGTAGATGAATTAGTTGCTATTTCAATAGATTTACCGTCTAGGACGGTACTAATGCCAGCGACCCCAACAGTTAAAAGACTCGTTGTAGCCGATACAGATGTGCTAGTTGTTGCGCTTACGCTTGTTGAAGTCACGCTGCTAGCCACAACAGAAGACGCTTCAACAGAGGTAATCGTTGCGCTAACCGTGCTTATCGAGGTACCGCTGACATTGTTAGCTGTAATACCAGAAGCATTAAGCCCAGAAACCGTTGCGTTCGTAAAGTTTAGAGATGTCCCAGAAGCCGTCGGGGCAACAATGCTCCCAACCGAGATTCCGTTAGCCGTTGTGTTACCCCTTGAGGTTACGCTTTCAAGCGTCTCTTGAGTGATAGGCAGCCCAACAGTCAAACTGTTAGCTGATTCTTTAACTACGATTATTTTGTTAGAGCTCATTATGTAACAGAAACGTCTTCGTGAATGTTGAACAACCCATAGAACCAAGTTTGAACAAAGCCGCTGGCGATAATCGTTGTCTGAAGGTCGTAGACATACAAACCAGAGTCAACATTCATCGTCGTAGCAGAGGCTTCTATCGTTAAATTCCCGCTTGCGTCCCCGTTGAAGGTGAAACCGCTTGATGGGATTATGGCAGTCGGAGATGTGTCCGTCTCTCTGACTTCTAGTTTATAGTTGTAAATAGAGCCAGATACATTGACTGGCACATTGTTTGAGTCCTTTACAAGGAGCTGCATCTTAAATGTATCACCCTTCCTACAGGTAATATCAAGTCGCTGCGATAAATCTAAGTTAAGCTTGCTCATTGTTTGTCATTTGTGGTTGTCCTCCCAAAATTGCCTCCATCAATTCTTCGTTCTCTGGCTTAATCTCTCCACGCTCGCCCTTGCGCTGGCTGATGAGCTTAGATTGCTCAACGGCTTGCTTCTGGATTCGCTCGTCCTTGGCTTGCTCCTTGGTCTGTTCGAGCTGTTGACGGAAATCCTTATCGCCCTGGTCAATCATGCCCCTCATCTCCGCCTCGACCTTCGCAAGCTCCATCTTCAACATATACTCCTGTTGCAACAGCTGGGACTTTGATTGGGTCTCTAGCTGAATCTTCTGTGCCACAAGCTGAGCCTCTGCTTGAAGCTCTTGAATCTTGGCCTGTGATGTCACCATAGCCGTCTGCTGATTCGCTTGGGCTTGCATCTGGCTGTTCTGAGCCGCAATCTCTTGGTTGCGCTTGATGCGCTTCTTCCTTCGTACAAGGAGCAAACGCTCCGCCTGGTCGACATCCTTCAGCTTGCGGATTGCGATAACGTCCTCAAGGTCGATTTCACGCTGAGCCAAGGAGGCTTGGATGTTCGCCTCTAAGTAAGCCCTGTCGACATCGGACATCTCCGTGACCACATGAACACCGAAGTTATACATCGGAAGGTCAGCAAACGAAGAGAGAACTTGCATATTGGACTTACCGATAGCGTTCTCGTAAACCTTGTAAATTACGGAATCCGTTGGCATAATCTGCAAGCAGCGAATAACGTCCTCGCAAACTTTCTTGTACAGAACCAAAGTACCGTGTGTGATGTCATAGACAGCGTTGTTAGACGCTTCAATCGCTTGCTGACGAACTCCAACCAGCGCATCGCCCTTCGGTGTAGACCCATCGACGACTTCGTTGATACCAGTGGCATCACGAATCATGCGTAGGTAGTGGTTGTATAGGTTAACAAGCTCGTTGATATTCCTAATCTGGTTTTCAATCGAACGGATAGGCGGATTCTGAAAACCGCCCTCTGGATTCTTGGAGCGGTAGTAGAAGATACCAGTCTGCTCGTAGATGTCCTGAATCTGCAATGGCTGCAAATCACCACCCTGACCGAGCTGCACATTCTCCAATCCCTCAACGTCGATAATCAAACCGTCTGGCTTGGCTTTCGCAATCGCTTGCTGAATCTTCAAGTGCGTAATCTGCAGCTGGTCAGCAAAGCCGATGACCGAGCCAACCATGGACTTGGGTTGCAACCTGCGAAGGTTAACAGCTACAGCGCTGTAAGACAACCTTGCACGGGTGATGTCATGGACATTCCGAGGGATATTCTTCTTCAGCCCGTAGTTGTAAATCATGTTTGTACCTACAATGTAGCTACCCCCGTAAACCGTGGTGTAAGACATCTTATAGGGTTTCCTGTCGTATACGCTGTCACGAGGCGGGGTGTATACATTGCCCTTGTAGTAGAACCCTACATTACCAAAGCGGGACTCCTTCCCCTCGTAATAGATATCGTCAACGGACAAGAACTCAAAGTCAAGCACCTCAACGATATACTCATCGTACCCGTAAACAGTTCGCTGGCTGTATCTGTCGTAGTTGCTTAAGCTCATACGCCCAGGGACATTCGAATATTTATACTGAACGTCTCTAGCTATTTTCTCATAATCCTCCTCCGTCAGTTGGTCCCCAGCCAAACGCTTTAGCTCCTGAATGCTGATGCGCTTGATGTGCCCAGCGTAGGAGAGGTCAGCCATGTTCGGGTCCTCTGTGTAGGAATGGACAAAATAAGACGGGTCCACATAGTTCGTGGAAATCCCGTAGTTCGGGTCGTTGTCTCGCTTCGTTACAGCCATGCCGATTGCAACGAGGTCGTTGACGCAGCGCCTGAGCACCCCGTCGTTGAAGTCATTCCACTCAAGCGTTAGATTAGCTGCAATCTGCGATGCAATCTCCGCATTGGTCTTTACATTGCTCTCAAGGAAAATCTCAGCCTCCTCTGGGGTCTCTGGGAGCTTTTCAACGTCCACACCTGTGTTGATGCCAAGCTCGTTGGCCATGGCAATCGTCTCCTTGTTATTAATCTCGAAGCGAACCTTCGCCTTCTTATCCTCCTTCTCTGAGATGGATAGCGGGTCAACGGCCTCCACGTTCGGGTAAGGCTTGCGTGAAAGAATCTTGTTAACGACGATACGGACGAACTTCGGTACGATTGGGACTGGAGACCAGTCTAGGTTCAGCAAGGAACCATCCCCGTTGTTGGGGTCTAGAGATGTAAGAATCTGCTTGTAGATGGATACGTCTTGCGTACCGTTGGCGTAGTCCCTATTCCGCTCAAACTCCCCGAAGCGCCTTGCGAAAACGCTCTGCGGCTCTTCCGTCCTTCCCCACTGGGATTCAATAGCTTTTGCGTATTTTAACCCGTAAGCCTTTTGTTCCTTGGCTTCCCTTGGAACTAAAGGATTGGGGAAATTCCCGTATGGGAAATTGAAGTCTTTTGCCATGCGTTTCGCTCGGTCAGTTTGGCTACAAATATACTAGAAAACGCTGATAATCAACGGATTATAGGTTTGTGCTTTCTGAAGAAGACTTTATCTGACAAATCGGCTTTTTTGATGGGTTGCTTGTACTTCTGAGCTGCCAAAAGGGCAAGTCCCGAAGAGATAGTTAAGTCGAACTTGGTACGGTCATCCACCTTGAAGTTAATCCAGTCCTCCAGCGTGCGCTCGAAATACATCCTCCCGTACTCCCCAGTCTCGTCGTGGATGCCGACGTGCTCGTGGATGTACGATTCTATGGACTGAGCGTGCGCCTGGATAACGTCTTGACTATTAGAGGGTATGCCCTTAGTTTTTATATTTGCATTGCTATGTGGAGCCCTGAGATGTTCTGGTCGGTCAAGGATGAACCCGTCATATCCTCGTGCCTCGAAGTATCTGAAAATCCCATATTTATTGTTTTCAATGAGAAGTGGGTATCCGAAGAATACGGAAGCCTGGAGAACGTCCTCATAGAAAATCCTCGCAAGAGGTGGCCTCTCTGCGTATTCGGCAACAAAAACATTGGATGGGTGCTCAATGTTGAATTTGTTGAATAGGTGACAGGAGCCCTTAGAGCCCCTACCGTCCATTGTATTGTCAATGTCGTAGGAGTCGACTCCCCCGCATCCCATCTGCTCGTTCATAGGGTAGAACTTGCCGTTCCTGATAGACTTTAGGTTCCTCAAGTGTGCTGGCGGTAGCCAAGAAACCCTCCATTTGCCGTTAGCATCTGGGGACCAAAGGACTTCCGTATCGGGTATGCCGTCCTTCCAGACGAAGTTACCACGCACAATCGGGTCTGGGTAGAGCTCCCTGTTGTACTGAATCTGCTCGTAAATCTTCCCGATATTGAAGTGGGAGGACTTGGTTGATTCCCTGAAGGCTTCATCTTCCGTCCATGGGAACTGGCGTATAGCCTCGTTTAGCTCATAGCCGTCCTTGCTGAGGGCCTTGCGTTCATTTGAGAGGTAG